CAATCAGAAGATAATCAACGCGACGGCCACTAAATCACTCAGGACTCTCAGGTCTGGCATGCACGCCGGCATGACATCTCCGGCTCGGCCATGGTTCCGGCTGATGACCGAAAACTCTGATCTCAGGGACTCGGGCAATATCAAGCAGTGGCTTTTTATCGTTGAAGAAAAGATGCGGGTCGCTCTGGCAAAGAGTAATTTTTATAATACCATGCCGATGATATACGGATCTCTCGGTGCCTATGGTACTGGCTGCACTGCAATGATCGAGGATGATGAGTCGATGTTCCGGATGTACACATTCCCGACTGGCTCCTATCGCCTGGCGCTTAACGAGACGCTGCGTGTTGATACCATGTACCGCAAGGTCCCGATGACAGTACGGCAGGTAGTCAACCAGTTCGGGGCGGAGAACTGTTCAAAGGCAATCACACAGGCCTATGACCGGGGCGAATATACTGCAGTACATGAGATAGGCCATGCAGTCGAGCCGAATCCTGATCATGATCCAAGCTCGCTGATGTCAAAAGATAAACCGTTTCGTTCCGTCTATTGGGAACTGAGTTCAGCAGAAAAGGGTGTGCTGCAGATCAAAGGCTTTGAAGAGTTCCCGATAATGGCTCCCCGGTGGGACATCTTCGCTCCTGATGATATCTACGGCTATTCTCCCGGTATGGATGCTCTTGGAGCGGTCAAGGGGCTGCAGTTGTACGAGCGACGCAAGGCTCAGGCAGTCGGCAAGATGGTCAACCCTCCGATGCTGGCTGATACCTCTCTCCGGACTACTGGGTCAAGCATCATCGAGGGCGGTGTCACCTACATCGACAACCTGGCCGCACAACAGCATGCTGGATTCCGGCCTGCATACCAGTTTAATCCTCAGATTGGCGAACTGCGGGAGGACATTCAGGAGATATGTCAGGAGATCCGCTCCCACTTCTTTGAGGACTTAATGCTGGCCTTTGCCACTTCCGATCTTCCGTCTGTAACCGCTCGGGAGGTTGAGGAACGGCATCAAGAAAAACTGCTGGTTCTCGGGCCGGTACTGGAAAGGATGAATCCTGAACTATTCGATCCTGCTATCAGTCGCTTGTTCAAGATCATGTTACGGCGCGGTGAATTTCCTCCTCCTCCTCAGGAACTTCAGGGGCAGGGCCTCAAGGTCGAATATACGTCGGTCATGGCTCAAGCACAAAAGCTTATCGGCACGTCCGCAGTCGAGCGTGTTACCGGTTTCGTCGGCAATCTGATGCAGATAGGCTTTACCGATGCTGGCGATGTGCTGAATGCAGGCGAGGCAGTCAGGGAGTATGCGGCCATGTATGGGACTCCTCCGACGATGATCAACAGCCCTGAAGTGGTCAAGCAGAAGCAGGTACTCAAGCAGAAGGCTCAACAGGCTCAGCAGATGGCAGAGATGATGCCGGCGCTTGCTCAGGGCGCGTCTGCTGCCAGAACGCTCAGTGAAACAAACGTAGGAGAAATATCGGCACTCCAGAGAATGGGGATAGGTGGCTGATGTCTCGGCATCGGACCGGGCCGCGCAACTACAAGGACAAAAAGACCTGTCTCCAGTCAGGCGGCAAGGTCTGTTATGCGACTCGGAAAGCGGCTCTCGGGTCAAGCCATGTGGTTGAAAAGCTCTATGACGTGGAAATCAACATTTACAAGTGCAGTTTTTGTGGTGACATGCATTTGACCAGGAGCAAGCGCAGTGGCAAAGAAGCCCGAAAAGAAAGATCCCCAGCGTCAACAGGAGTTAAACGACATACGGGAGTTGCTGATCACAGGGCCGGGATTCCGGTTCATGAAGCGTCTCCTTAATATCACAGGACCATTTCAGATGAGGTTCAATGTTGACCATTCAATCCATTCATTCATGGATGGTCAACGCAACGTAGGAACCAGGCTGGTAACGGACGTTTTAGAAGCGTGTCCTGAACAACTATCGAGACTCATGATTGAGTCATCCAAAGATGAAAAGGAGATGAACGATGCAAAACACAAGAATGACCTGGGGCCTGATGATGAGACGATTACTGATTAACATCCTACTGTTCCCCGTTTTTCTCGGCTTTGCCGTAGAAGGTGATACTGCTACCCCTCCGGCTGACGATGGTGTTGGCGGCGGTGATGGTGGAACTGGTGACGACAACAAGGACGATCAGGGTGCTGGTGGCAATACTCCAGACCCGGCCAAAGCAGAAGAGGGTCGACGCGCGGCCCTGAGTGATGAGCAACGAGCGGCTGAAGATCAGGCCAAGGCTGATGTAGACAAAGCAAAAGAGGGGGCTCCTGATGCTTACGAAGATTTTAAGCTTCCTGATGGCATGGAAGCGGCTAAAGAACTGGTGGATGATTTCAAGCCTCTGCTTAAAGATGAACTTAACCTGTCCCAGGATAAGGCGCAGAAGCTGATCGATTTCTACACTCAGAAGGTTATCCCCGGCATGAAGGCAAGGGGTATTGAGGTCTGGAATAACGAACTGGCTGCACGTACCAAGGAGATTGAGACTGATAAGGAAATCGGCGGCGACAAGATCAAGCAGACCGGTGAAGCGGTCAACCGGGTGGCAAATACATTCCTGAAGCCGGAAGAGAGTCAGGAGATGATGGACTATTTCAAGCGGTTTGGTGACTGCAAACCGTTTCTCAAACTGCTCACTCGGGTCAGTGCTGCCATGAAAGAGGATGGCATGAAGATGGGTGGAGCTGGTGGGGAGAATGCACCAAAATCATTGGCAGATAGGATATTCAGTTAAGGGGTTTAATTTACTCGTACCGCATGGAGGGGGTAAGCGGGTCAGATTCTCACGCAGTTCAATACAAAATGGAGGTATGTTCAATGAAAAGTTTTAGAACGGTATCTGTTTGGCTCGGCCTGGTCGCTCTGTGCATGATGGTTTTTGCTATGGCTGCTGGTGCCGCTTCTTTTGATGTTCATCAAGTCGTTGCTGCAGGCGGTACTCTCGGCCTGGGTGGGCTTGGTGCATTTTTGATGTTTGGGACGACTCTCTCCGATACCTGCCCGACGTTGCTTGACGTAACCAAGCGTCTCGATCCACAGGGTAAGGTTGACGCCATCGCCGAGATTCTTTCTCAAACAAACGAGATCCTGGCCGATATGGTCTGGCTGGAAGGTAATCTTCCTACTGGTCACCGCGGCACTATCCGCTCGGGTCTCCCTGCTCCCACCTGGCGTAAAATGTACGGCGGCGTTCAGCCTAGCAAATCGCGCACTGTGCAGGTCACTGACAACTGCGGGATGTTGGAGGCATACGCAGAGATTGATAAGGCCCTGGCCGACCTCAACGGCAACACTGCCGCTTTCCGTCTGTCTGAGGATCGCGCTCAGATTGAGGGGATCAACCAGGAGCTTGCATCAACCATTTTCTATGGCAATGAAGGTACTGAGCCCGAAGCGTTCACTGGTTTTGCTCCTCGTTTTAACGATCAGACGGCGGCGAACGGCGATAATATTATCACTTCTGCCGCAACTCCTGATTCCACCGATAACGCTTCGATCTGGCTGGTGGTCTGGGGGCCAAACAGTGTTCACGGTATCTATCCCAAAGGGTCGAAAGCTGGCCTTCAGATCAACGACAAGGGGCAGATCACAATCGAGAACGTGGACGGTGCCGGTGGTCGCATGGAAGGATACCGGACCCATTACAAGTGGGATTGCGGTCTCCATGTCAAGGATTGGCGCTATATCGTTCGGATCAATTTCGATCTTGAGGATATCGTAGCTGCCGGGACAACCGGGCCGAATCTTTCCCAACTGATGCGCCAAGCAGCCCGACGCGTACCTTCCTTGAACATGGGGCGTCCAGCGTGGTATGCAAACCGGGACGCTCTTGACGCTCTGGATCTTCAGTTCAACGAGCGGTCAACCCTGAACTTCAAGACGATTGAAGAAGGTGACGGCAAACTGGTCGATACCTTCCTGAAGATTCCTATCCGTCGTTGTGATGCTCTGCTCTCTACTGAGGCCGGGATTTAACCGATAAGGGGGCTTCGGCTCCCTTATTTTCAAACCAAATTGTTGAAGGAGGCTGAAGATGATACTTGACGCAAGAAATGAATTTTGTGATGCAACCAGTGTGGTAGGTGACGCTGGCACTGCTTTGCTTGGCAACGTAATGGATCTCGGGGCGGTTGCTCGGGATCTCGGCAATGGACAACCCATGTATTTCAATATCACTGTTGATACGGAGATTATCACCGCTGGCTCGACTGGCACCATCCAGTTTTTCCTGGCGTCTGATGCTCAGGCCGCTATTGCAACCGACGGCAGCGCAACCATTCACGCAACGTCTGCGTCAATCGTGACTGACGACGCGGCCGTCAATGGGGCTCTTGCTACAGCGGGCGCAACTATCCTTTGTGTTGCTTTACCGCAAGGCACTACGTATGAGCGCTATCTCGGGGTGCTGGCAACTATCGGGACCACTTCAGTTACGGCAGGCAAAATCAATGCCTTCCTGAGCGATATCCCGCGCGGTAATCCTGCCTATGCTGATGGGATTGCATAAGGGATAAGTTACCAATGCTGGATCTGATACCGGGGCTCCGGTCCCGGTATTTTGTCGAGTAGTGGAGCATATAAAAAATCGGAGGTTGATATGAAAGTAATCGCAACGGAGACAGGATTTTACAACAAGCGCCGGATTTATCCAGGTGAGGTGTTTGAGTTTGCTGGTGAGAAATGCGGCAAGTGGTTTGCCCCTGTAGACAGTGTGGCTGCCAAGGGTAAGGATGAGGTGAAGAACGATGATGGCCCCACACGCAAGGAGATGATGGTTCAGCTCGATCAGGCCGGTGTCAAGTATGACAAGAACATGAACAAGGCCGATCTCCTTGAACTGCTCAAGGCCACTGTTCAGAGTTATTTACCCGGTGCTTCAGCTGCCGGCAAGGATCTCAGAGAGCCGACCGAATAACCAAGAGACCGCACAAACGCGAATAAGGGGAGGGCAGCAACATGATAACAGGATCATTTACGGCAGTTGGCGACAAGAGCGGTCACGTCTCAATGAATATGAAGGAAATCGTCTCGGCTGTTCTCGCCGGCTCATTCACTGGCTCTGTGGTGCTGGAAAGATCAACATCGCCTGACTCGGGATGTTTCCAGACTGTCGCGACTCTGACAGACACCACGGCCATGACGTTCATCAACGAGAAAGTCCCGGTATGGTATCGCCTACGGTGTACGGCGATAGGGGCCGAGGAAACCATCACCTATTCATTTGGCAACGCTGTTGAAGGCATCACGGTAATTCGCAGGGGCGATGACGGCTTTATCTCTGAATCGTTTGGCAAGACTACACCTGCTGATGGCTTGGCCGGTTTTTCAAAGGGCTCTATCTTCCTGGATCAGAACGGCCCTGGTGCTGGGATCTTCGTCAATGCCGGCACGTCTGCTGCTTGTATCTTCCGACCTTTTGGCACCTGGGAAGATTCGGCAGATGGCAACTCATACTCTCTCGGCTCAACTAACGCGGCTGCTGAACTTGTGGAGGTGTAACGTGAAAAGATTGATACTCATGGCACTGGCAATGATTGCAATGGCAACCGCGGCCTATTCAGCAAGCGGCGATAAAACTTCAGCTACAAAACTCCCTTTCCACACAATATCCAGTTCAAGTAAATCAGCTTGCACAACTGGAGAAATGCGGACAGATAAGAATTATGTTTATGTCTGTTCAAATTATTCAACCACTGTGAACTGGAAGCGCATTGCTCACGGAAACGCTTTTTAACTACCTTTCAATACGGAGGTCATACGAATATGAAACGTGCATTAATATTATCAGTTTTCATGCTTTGCCTGGCTGTAACCGGTGCTTTTGCAATCGGTGATTTGCCTACCACTACAAACGGGTCATGGATACAGGGACCGGCTCCTAATGGGCTACTCTCTCAATTCCTGACTGTGAATAGCACCACGATTGACATGTCAAACAACACCTGGTGGAGCATCATGGCTCCGGCAGCAGGCTGTAAATATCGGATACTGCCCACCACGGCAAAAGGTTCTTATCCAGCGTTTACGGCTCCCACTGCTCAGGCCATGGGTAAACTGGTCAATGTAAACTCTTCCTTTGTCAATTTCACAGGCTGTGCATTGGCTGAACTGGAACGATTCTAGGGTGTGATGCGCTGCCATCATGAGTCAGTATGTCCCCGTCATGGGACATCTCGCTGCAAAATGGGGGAACTGTACTGCAAAATGAGGGTGGCTTTGGATTACGTAGCACACAGGCGGACGTGGTATGAACCTCAGGAAAAAAACGAAACCGCGCAGGGAGAAAGCATATGATCACAAGG